ACTAGACTCCTGAGTTTCACCAAGAACCGTCGTAACCGATGGCAACCGTTCTGTAGAGCCATCAACATTATAATGTCGAAGACCTTCGATACTAGCGCGGGTACTAGAGGGATAATCATACTTTCTTATTAGCTTCACACCATTCTCGAGTTTTTAAAATACACAATACCTTCCAAGTAATCTATCTCATGTGGATTGCGAGTCAGATCTTCCGGGTATAAAGCACCCATGCGGGCCCAGTTAGTATGTCCAAACTTCTTCTTACAGATACGATCAACCGTGCTGGCTGGTAAGTCTACCAGTTCACTGACGCCTTGCTCGTTTGTTACCGTTAAAGAATTTTTAGCCTCTTCTTCAGGGATCCATATAATTTCTAATTCTTCAGTGTCCGGCATACTATTCTTTCATCTGTGATGCATACGGATCAGTCGACAACATGCGTTGTTTTTTATCCATGGGTACACCCATAATAATATCGTCCATATTCTTATGTAAATAGTTAGCCATCTGACCAATAATATTGTCTTGTGATAATGTGTCAGCTAAATCTTTTAAACTTTCGCCGTGTTGTAAACACCTAGAGATTAGTTTACCGGAAGCCCTTAGCTCGCGGTCAAGATAAGAATCGGTGGGTTTAATCTTTACCCAAAACGCCATAGGTATCAGCCCATCAGCATTTGCTATATAATTTACAATACCAACTACCTTACGTTCGTCTATCGGTAGGGTAAAAGTTGTACTCATCATCCGGTCTGGAATCGTTGCTCTCACTATCTTATCGTCCTTATTTAAAATCATTGCCGTGTTCCTCGATAAATTGGTACAGTTGTATATTCGTATCTTTCACCTGTTCTATCTCGTGCCACATTGTGTCTATTGTATTATTCAGTCTATCAATATATCGAAAATTTACAACCATAACTGTTATGCAAAAATGTAATATTATTAATAGTAAAATAAGATTAATGTATTTTGCCAGCGGCCCTAAGTATTCTTTCACCTTGTTCCTCCCAATAATTTTTTAATAGTTTTTCGTAATTGCGTTTCCACATTAGTCGCATACGTGGACATTGTGCTTGTGTTAGCATGTCGCGACAGTTATTGATGCGCTGCATTGTAAGTGCTATTGTTACCATCCGTACTCATCCTCCGGGTCTAGCGGCATTATTCTTTCCCTACTTCCGGCAACGTCTCACCTGACCATTTAATTTTTGATTCGCGCCCCCCTTCTATATTCTTGCGCGTGTCTTCTATTGGTAACATGACATAACCATTGTGTACTGTAATGCGCTGACCCATATGCGTAATTATTTCTTCACACATCGGACAATCAGTTTCGGTTGACTTATCAAACACCCCAGCAATTACTGGGGGTATGCGAATGTAACCATTACCATCACAGCGTGGGCAAATTGTCTCAACTAGCTTTGGCACGTTTTCCATTCTTTTTTTTAGTTTCTTTCTCTAACATAAAGCTAATAAATTTTTGTATACTTACTGGTACCTCAAATCTTGTTTTAGCTAATGTTTCCAATTGGTTATGTGTCGATACGGACACTGAAACCGATTTAAATTTACTTGTATCTGGCATTTTTATTCCTTCTTTTATGTTATACTATGGGATAATATAGGTAATTTATTTCATTTGACAAGAGTTTATTTTAATTTATTATAAAAAAATCTTCTCACCTTCATATGTCGGATGCTATTTCTTAGTATCCGGCATTTCTACATTACCATGATAAACTATCACTTCAGCGGTGCAATTAGGGCAAGATAGATTAGTCATGATCATGTGCTGTTCTTCGTCGTTGTCTTCCCATTCTGTGTCGTGATCACCACCCCAAATAAGTTCATGATTGCAAGTCCAGCACTTCATTAATGTATATCACCCCAGTTAGTACCCTCTTCAAAGTCCACTTTGTTAGGTACCTCTAATTCTACTGCCGCTTCCATAATATTAATTATTTTTTCTGCTTGTTCTGGTGACTCTACTGATATGTCAAGTTCATCATGTATTTGTATGTGTGGTACAATACCTTCACGATACAACGCGAGCATAGATTGTTTTGTCATGTCCGCCGCACTACCTTGTATTAATTTGTTTAAAGCTTTATATGTAAACGCACGTTTAATACCCGGGCCATGCTCCCTCAACGCATCTGCATGTGGCAATGGTTTCTTAATCCCAAAACCATGCGGCTCCCATAAATCAAAATGACAAAGTCTACCACCAATGGTTCTAATCTTACCACTATCATCAGCGCGCCGTGACACTTGCTCAGATAACATTTTAACAAATGGTGCTTTCTGATGGTAAGTACGAATCAATTCTTCTGCGGCTTGTTTTAATAAACCTAACTCCGCCATAAGTTTGTTCTTACCCATGCCATACATTAAACCTAAGTTAATAGTCTTGGCTTGTTTACGTTCGATGCCGGCCATGTCTGCAATCATCTGATGGAAGTCAGCTTCCCCAGCATGGTATTGATCGACAATAGTTTGTGAACCTTCTAACTTTAACAGTGATGCAAAGTGCACCACGATTCTTGGCTCTTGTTGCGAGTAGTCAAAACAACCCCAGGTATGATTTTTTTCTGGTACAAATAATGCTCTGATCTTTGGTCCTAGATCTTTATTCCGTGCCGGTATCTGTTGTAGGTTGGGGTTACTATAACTAAAACGACCGGTTACAGTCCCCCCATCGTCCGACCGGATCTGGTTGATATCAGCATGGATACGACCGTTGTGTTCATGCTTAATAATAGTGTCAATAAAAGTTGTATGCGCTTTGTTTATTTCACGCGCATGTGCAATTGCTTTTGGTAATTCGTGTGGATGCGTTGCTAAAAAGTTTTTGGTAAAACTTGGCGCACCTTTCTCAGTTCTATCGTACGGTAACTTTACTGCATCAAAGGCCTTCGCTATGGACGCTGCCGCCCATATCTCAACATCAAAACCAACTAATTTATGTATTCCCTGATAGATATCTTTTTCCTCTTTGATCAATTCTTGTTTAAGGATGTTGGCTTTCTCAACGTCAACACGAACGCCTTTGAACTTCATATCTATCAAACAAGGGAATAAGTTTGTCTCGAGATTAAACACGTCCCATAGGTCCTGTTTGCTAATCTCGTGTTGTAATGCGTGCCATAACTTTAATGTTACTACGGCATCTTGCTCGGCATACTCACCAACTAATGGTGCTGGTAGTCGCCACATCTCAGCTTTAGGATCTACACCCCACGCTTTAGCTGCATCAGTTAAAATCTTTTCGTTCTTACCGATACCTACATATTGTTTGCCAAGTGCGTTAAGCGCATAGCCCCAACGATTTTCGTCAATCAAAGATGCGGCAATTAAAGTATCAATGATACCGCCACGAATATAAAAACCCATAGAACGTATCCAAGACACATCATACATCGCATTGTGAAATATTTTTGTGGCATCGGTATGTAAAACTTCTTCGAACCAATCTAAAACTAATGCTCGGTCCATGTTGCCTCCACCTTCGTGCGCTATTGGAAAATACCCTGACCAACCTTCAACCGCTACCGCTATACCGACCACTTCACCATTGCCATTGACTGACCCCGAGCCACTATGCTTTAAGCCTGGATCTCTAGTCTCTAAATCTATGGCTATTTCTTTATGATCTTTTAAATCTGGTAAGTGTGTTGGTGGAATCCATTCTGTTTCCGGAGTAAACATTGGTACTTGTAATGGTCTCATTTGTATTCCTCTTTTAGTTTAGTCAAGAACCAGATTGCTTTGTCTAGGTCCTCGATAGGTTTGCCTTTATGTTCGTGCCGCCAAATATATTTGACTGCACTGCCTTGTAGATAATATTTAAAACCGTCACCTTGCATAGAAGCAATAGCATCGATACATTGCACGCCACCTTTATTATAGTGTGCCGGATAGTTTACCGGATCAAATTTTTTAGTCATTCTTATTTCTCTCTTCATGCATTTTAATTATTAAATAACAGTCTTTTATTTTCACTGCGTTTTTTCTATCGTTAAAGGCCCAACTACAAAACACAATGTTTTTTTTAGTGTAACCTATCTCAGGGTCTAAACAATCTACTGACAATAAATTTTTAGGGGGTGTATGTCTAACACCATCTTTACGTGGTTTCTTTTTTTGCATAAGAAGCGGTTCACCAGTGTAACCACAAGTTATACCTTGCTTGGCTTTGTGTTGTGTCCACAACTCTAAAAATTCTTCCTGGCTTATTAATTCAATTTTTTTATTTGCATTAATTTCTCTAGCTTGTTTTCTTTTACAACTTTTTTTCATGTCTTGATATTTAGCAAGTATAAAACCCTCTTCTGTGTTTAAATATTCTACGTGATGATCTACTCTTTCACTCCATGGTTTTCTTTTTTTTGTGAGTCTATCTAATAAAACTTCTCTTTCTTCTTCTGACAAAGTATGATAATGAATAGTTCCATGTGCTCTATTAAATTTTTTTGCAATATCAATTATCTGCATACCAGCAACATATAGTTTTCTAATTTCTTTACTTTCATCTTCTGTTAAATTTGCTTTGTGTGTTCTATATTTCATAATACATAAGCTCTTTCATAATTTTTTGGATCAAGTATATGTAATTCTTTCTTGGCTCTAGTCACAGCTACATAAAACAACCGATGCAGTTCATCTGGATCATGGTCGTTATTATCAATAGCAGACTTAGTAATATCAGGTAAGAGTAAAACATTATCGGCTTCGCCTCCTTTAGCTCCATGTATAGTTGATAATATAATTCTTGGTGTTTGTGTAATCTTCTCTTTGTTCGCTAACATATTTCGTATGTAGTTTTCTATTATTGTACCTAAACCTATAAACGCATCAAACCACGGGGCATTAGTTAATAAGCCATGAGCCTCGCTGCATTCTGCAATAGTATAAGACAAATCTGCATTTAAAGTTTTGCCTTGTCGGTATCCTTTCGTGACATTCTCATCAAGATAACTATATATGTTTTTGATATGAATGGTAGCTAAAATACCACCTTTGCGCCATTGTTCCCAATTTTGAATAGCTAATAATAAATCCATGGGTACAGAATTGCGGCCTTTGTGACTATAATACCATCCTTGAAATTCACATAAGTCCTTGACATCGTCTAAAAAATAGTTGGCCGATGACATAACTAACCACTCACCACTAGACATATCGACTTGTGAAATGTCTGAATACCTGTTCAATTTACCAATAGAATCTCGCGGTTTATAAGTCTTTTCGTACCTATTTTCTACTCGCGCAATAATCTTTTGTGACAGTTCATGTATCGGTCCACCTGGAATGCGATAGGATTGATCTAAAACTTTAATGTCATCAACATCGTCACGGAGGGCAATGAAATGATCAACATCGGCGCCGGCCCACTTAAAGATTGCTTGATCGTCATCTCCAGCAAGGTAAGTTTTGTCGGACTTGGCCCACATACCTCTAACCATTTTCCATTGCAATGGACTAAGATCTTGTGCTTCGTCGATAAACAAGACATCAAAGCTTGGGCTGACATCCTGTGCAGTAAAGTTTTCCAACATATCGTCATAATCAATCATACCTTTCTCGTGTTTAAATCGAGTTAGTTCTCTATCTAATAAATATAATGTATCACGTTCTATATCTAATGTATGTAAATTATCGTCATAGACCTCCATTAAATCACGTTGCGTTACTCTTGCTTTATTTATCAATCTTAAATATTCATTGTCAGAATTAAAAATACCATCGTTATCTGAATGCACTGCCATCTTAATTGGTATGCCAACTTTTAAACCAAACTCACGATAGTCTGCTTGCTTCATGACGCGTTCTTTTTTTATACCGAGCAATCGAAATGCTAATGAGTGTAGTGTTCTAAAATTAATTAAATCTTCTTTTACGTCTAGTTTAAATTTATCTGCAGCCCTGGTAGATGCTTCGTGCGCAGCTTTACGTGTAAAAGAAAAATAGCCAATGCGTTTTGGATCGACACCGGCTTTCATAAAATCATCCACTAAATTTAATAGTGTGGTAGTTTTACCTGTACCTGGTGGACCTAGTATTATTGTTTTCATTAAAACGGCGACTCCTGATAAGTTATATTACTAAGTTCAGGTTTGTATTCTTTCATAGATTTTATTTTTATAACTCTTGGAGTTTGGTTCTTTAGATCCATTCTAATCTCTTCTACAAAAATACCCTTTAACTGCTTGATTAGATTACCTGTTTTTATCTTGTCCATCTCCCAGTTGTTACGTTTTGCAAACGCATAAAAGTCTTCCATTCTAAAATAAGTAAAGCCTTCATCAGTCCAAGCAGTTTTATTAAGTATGTCTTCTTTGGTTCTAGCGCGTGATCTGTGCACAGTATAATCATATAATAAATTTTCTATTTGGTTTCTAGGGTTTAAAGATTCTAATGGTTCTGTTTCTTGTAAACTTAACATCAAAGGTTTTAAATAAATCTCTCGCCAGTCTTTGGCTTTTGGTATTGGTGATATAACATTAGCTTGGTCTAATACTGCTATCGCAAATAAATTAGGATTGTGTAACTGTTCGGTTTTTAATTCTACTCTCTTACCTGCAACATTTAAAAACCATTGCGGTGGATTAGAATTCATTTTAGATAAAGTTTCTAGTGCCGGCATTTGCTCTTCTTCAAAACCAACTCCAAACTTTTTAGTTCTACATAAAGCTGGATTGCAAACACCACAAATTGGTTGGTCTTTACATCTATATTTATCGTAACCACGTTTGCCAATAGAACCCATTAACTGTTTAACTTCTTGGAAACCTAATGGTGGACTCATGTATTTATTATTAGACTCCATAACTTTATCTTCCCAGGAATCCGGGTCGGCTTGTTTATGGTAGACAGCTATATTAAATAAACCATTGTTGCGTGAGCCATCACCAAAACCTTCTGCAGCTAGTTTGTTAAGACAAGGTGGACCATCTTTAAATGCTTCAACTTTTTTTACTACTTCTTTTGTAACTACTATTTCATGTACTTGTTCTTCAGTTAAAGCTAGGTTGTCAAAATTATTACAAAAATCTTCTAAAGAAATTGCATTGCCTTCAGGATCCATAGCATAACGTAAACCGCGAATACCACCATGATAAGGTAAGTTTAAAAAATTACCAGTGTCGCCACGCTCTACTAGTATCTCAGTTTGTTTTGGAAATATTTCAGAACCCTCAAAACCTAATGCTTCTGACATTACTTTTAATTTTGCTTGCATTAAAGTTGCCGTAATAAACTCAGAAGTAAATAAAAATAAATGTGCACCACCAGATTTTGACCTAAACATTACCAGTGGGAATTTATGGGACTTAATAGAAGCCGCTAATTTTTTGTGATCTAGCTTGTACTCATCTACATCAACACAACCCCAACGACACTCATTGTTTTCGTTTATAGGTATGACACCCAATGCAGGGTCTTTACCCTCTAAATGATCTTGCCATAACTGATCCGGTATTGCTTCACGTTTAATAAACGCTTTACCAACTGCTTTGCCTTTGTCGGTAGTTTCACCAGTTAAAATTAATTGCCCATAGGCGCTGTTGTTGCCTTCGAATATTTTTTTAAATTGTTCCATATGCTAGCTGATATTCTTTCTGATACTTTCTAATCTTCTCTTTATTTTTTTCTCGATACTCTTTCTGATAGTTCGATTCTTTGTACAATCTTTTCTTGTAGGCTATTCCTTCAGGACTGTCCATAAACAATTTTTTCTCTGCTTTTAATTTCTTGTTAACTTTTCTCAAGCTATCCATTGTTTTTTTACGGTAATATCTAATTTGATATAGTGACTCACGACTCCTCCTCATATATAATCCTCCCTGTTCGGTACCGAGCCGGGGGGACTAGCCCGGTACCAGTTCATGATTTAAAAGGGTACGTCGTCTTTCGACTTAGTCTCACCTTCACCATGTTTCACTTTCACAGCGCCTTCGGCACATGATTCAGCGAAATTCTTCGCAGCCGCGTACAGATTTTTATCTTGTACAGGACCAACCTTATTGATAGCCCAACCATACCAAGTTCCCTTGTCATTTGATTGTTGTACCGTTTTAAGGTTATACACGTGACTGTATGCAGCCGGTGTAAACAGACCGTTCTTGCCTTGCAATTTGATACTGTTCATCATTGAGTTCCATGATCTACTAACTTTTAGTTGTGTAGACTTCATAGAGATCAATGCCGTTTGCATGTCTTCTGTAACCACATAATAAGATGCAGTGTTCTCAAGATAGTTACCGTTATCCAGTCTATCTTTGTAATCAGCACCTCGTCGTGTGTCTTTTATTATGCCACTATCCACACTATGGATAGCAACTGGAGCACTAGAGCCTTCACCTCTATCACTCCACTCAATGTACTCACGTTTATAATAACATGGTATTACATTAAGCCCCTTCTCACCATCATATGCCTGCTTAGTCACGGTATTAAATATCATACCTGCTTCTGCGCCTTCTACATATTTGGCGTCCCGTTTGTTAACTTCCGGGGATAGTTGTGCCAGTATTCGTAAGAATGGTAGCGCTAAATCTTCAGCACCCATATTCATACCTTCATTGGCATCTGCCTCAAACATACTCGCTAGAGCTACACTTGAGTTTTCTTTTTTACTTACTTGTTTTTCTGTCATGGTTCTTTTCTCCTTGTTCATGATTTCCGGCTTATTTTGGTTTGATCTTTCACAAAAGTGTGAAAAAATTCCGAGGGCATATCAAGGCCGGCCTCGATACGCTCTCGGTAGAGTGCTTTCAAAGTCATAGGTTCTACCTTCTGCTTTTGCGAGGGTTCATAACCCTCTTGCACTGCAAGGCTAAGCAATTGCTCTGCCTTGTTATCTTCGCCCTTCCCGAACTGTACCGCCACCTCATTTTTGATAAGGTCGCCAAGTTCGTTTTCACGAAGCCAGTTATAAGCTGATTCGACTGAGTCTTTTTTTACAGTACAGCTATAGGTTTTCTTAACCTCTACGCCTGAACCGTCAGCTAATTTCAAAGATGCTAACCCTTGCTCTGCAAGTAAGTTAGGTATCACCTCTGAAGAAATCTTGTCTGCTGCTTCTTTCTTTGCTTTGAGTTGTTGTTCTAAAGAATCTATATCATTCTCTATACCTTGTAACTCTTGACAAAAAGAAGCTAGTGTTTGTATATCTGTCTTCTCTATCAATTGTTGTTGATCTTCTTCTAAATCTTCTAATGTAATATTACTCATTAATTATTCTGCTTTCTGATATAAGTCTATGTTTAGTGGGTAATACTTTCTTTCTCTTTTGTCCCACTTCAAAAGATTAAATTGTCCTTGTGTTTGATCACTGACAATAGCTGTTGATAAACCAATAATAGCTGGATCACCTGTACACAGAATAAAATCTTTCGGTGTAAAGTCACGTAAGTTCTTTTGCATTTTAAATATAAAAGGCCCAGAACTAAATATTATTTGTGACAAAGGTGGTAAACAAATTACCAAATAACCAAACTCAGACGCGCCCAAAATATTTATATTCTGGGGCGGGTGCTGTAGTACGTAAACAAAAGTTTCTTTAGGGTTTTCTTTTTGAAACGCTAAAAAATCTTGTAAACTTTTTGGTTTATAAAGTTCAAATATTTTATTCTTCATTTATTTTATTATCAGCTTTCTCGTCTTTAGGTTGTAAATCAATTAACTGTTTTGTCAAGCCATCAATTTTTACCTGCATACCAATCTTTTCACTATTACTTTTTTGTAGTTGTCCTACTAGTGAATCAATTATTTCTTGAGCGGTTTGTTCTGCCATTTTCTTTCTCCTATTTTTATAGTTGACTTTTAATATAAGTATCCTTATATATATGTCAAGAAAGAATATAAAATAAATTATGATAAAACATTACAAGTTTAAGACTAAGCCATACGACCATCAATTAAAAGCCTTAGAGAAGTCCTGGGCTCAAAAAACGTATGCATTATTTATGGAGATGGGTACCGGTAAGTCCAAGGTGCTCGTTGATAACATCGCTATGCTGTATGATCGAGGTGCAATAAAAGCTGCATTAATTGTAGCACCTAAAGGTGTATACAAAAACTGGTTTGATATAGAAATGCCAGTGCATTTACCGGACCATGTAGAGCACACTAAAGTTTTGTGGGAACCAACTAATAGTAAGAAAAAAAAATTAGAACTTGACACGTTATTTGATGGTGGAACTGACCTCAAGGTATTGATTATGAACGTAGAAGCATTTTCTACTAAGAAAGGACTGGACTTTGCACACAGTTTCCTTAACATATTCCTAGGGAAGGCCCTTTTAGGAATCGACGAATCAACGACAATCAAGAATCCGACAGCTAAACGTACAAAAAGTATTTTAAAAATAGGGAATCTAGCGTCGTATCGTAGAATTTTAACTGGCTCTCCTGTAACTAAATCACCTCTTGACTTGTTCAGTCAATGTAAATTCCTGGACCCTTATCATTTAGGCTATGACTCTTACTATGCTTACCGTAGTAGGTATGCACATATGTTAGATAGAAATTTTGGTGGCCGTCGCGTACAGATTGTTGGTAGCTACCGCAGGTTAGATGAACTAGCTAAAAAGTTAGAAAGTTTTTCTTATCGAGTATTAAAAGAAGATTGTTTAGATTTACCGGACAAAGTATTTGTTACTAGAAATGTAGAACTAACTGATGAACAGAAGAAACTTTACGCTACTATGAAGTCAGCAGCGATTGCCATGATCGAAGGCAAGGTAATGAGTTCAGCAAATGTATTAACACAAATGATGCGACTACATCAAATCACTTGTGGCACATTTAAAGCTGACGATGGCACAGTTCGACAGGTACCTAGCAACAGATTAAACGAACTTATGAATGTTGTAGAAGAAACTGATGGCAAGGTAATTATTTGGGCTACATATAGAGAAGACATCAAAAAAATAGTCGAAGCTTTAAAAAAAGCTTACGGAGAAGCCTCTACAGTCGAATATCACGGTGGGGTGGATACTACCCTTCGGCAGGAAGCAATTGCTCTATTTCAGGATAAAAAGGGCCCTACACGCTATTTCGTCGGAAACACACAGACTGGAGGCTATGGAATTACCCTGACAGCAGCAAACACTATGATATACTACTCTAACAGTTATGATTTAGAAAAAAGACTACAATCAGAAGATCGAGCGCATCGTATCGGCCAGACTGGCAGTGTTACTTACGTGGATTTAATTGCAGAAAGTACTATAGATGAACGTATTGTAAAAGCATTAAAGAAAAAGGTAAACATTGCAAATGAAATTATGGGCGAAGATCTTAAAGATTGGATCTAAAGTAGAATTGGAGAATAAGAAGTTCGGCCTTCTATTCGTTCTGCTTTCAACATTTGTCTTCGTGAACTTTCCATCTTACTAGAGCAATGGACCCAGCCAGAATTGGCATCACCATCAATATAAAACTCTAAAATCAATTGATCAAACTCACAGTTAGCCGCTATCCAAGCTGCAAGTTCCTTGTTATCAACTCCATAAATCTCAAAGTCTGCTGCCTCACCCTTGGCATGTTGTGACTTAGCCGAAGAACCGATAGCTTCGCACAACGCTGGGCTTCTATAGCCTGAAGATATCATAACCGGTTTACCGAAATGCTCACGCACTGGTTGCAGGATAGTTTTCGCTAGGTGAATAAGATTCTCTACATGCTCAGTAGAAGGCTCATTGTGTATGCCTTTACGAGTTGCAGTTTGTGATTTAGTTAGCTCAGCTAATGTAAAATTATTTGATAAGATCATTTTAACATGCCTATTAAAGCTTCAATAACAATTAAACCAACGGCCCCCACCGTAGTTAAAACAACCCAATAGATTTTATCTATCTTACCGCCCAATTTCTCCACGTCTCTGTGTACATGTGATACATCTTGCTTTAAGTTTTCGACTTCTCTTTTCACCCCGGTTATATGTCCTTGTATTGATATTATATGCTCGCGTTCTGTTTCTGGTTCCATTTCCATTATACAGTTCCCCTCTGTCGTTGTCGAATAAGTTGTTCGTCTCTATTTAATAAAGCACTTTCTGTAGATGTCAATCCCGTTGCTTGATTCACTACGCCTGCTGCGGGCTGCGCTGCAGCTACATCAACTGGTTTTGATTCAGGCAGCGGTGTTTGTGATATGCCAGGTATTTCATTGTAAGGTATGTCAGGTATTTCATTGTAAGGTATGTCAGGTATTTCATTGTCAGGTATGCCAGGTATTTCATTGTAAGGTATGTCAGGTATTTCATTGTCAGGTATTTCACCTGGAACAGTAAGAGAAGGCGAAGTATAATCATATTGATTGCCTTCTTTTTCATTAGTTTTATCAATAAAATCTGAAAAAGGTTTTTCGTCATATTTATCAAATACAGCATCTAATTTAAATTCAGGGTAAAAATCATATGCAGAATAGTATAAACCCATTTTTTTATATTCGTTTACTAATTCATTTGCTCTTGATTCTAAAACTTTAGGTGCATAAGAAGGTGGAGTAAAAATCCCTTCTATTAAATTATCTAGCAAAGGAACATTACGTCCATCAGGACCTAATACTTCTTCAATTTGTTCTTGTGTTAATAAACCTGTATCCATTGCGTCTTTAAATAACATATACATTTCAAAC